ATAGACCAGAAGATATAGTAGTAGCGTTGTTTAATCTGTCTTGGTGGGTTAGTGGGTGTGGTCATAGTAAATTTGTAACTTGTTGGCCTATTTTAGTACCACCACGGCCTATGGCTCTCATAGATTTAAGGAACTCAGCTCTTTTATCTTCTTCTGTTACAGTACGATAGGCATCTATACCTAAATTAGTCATACCCATAGCAAAGTTAGCAGGTTCAGCCCAGAAAGAAGACCCTGCGGTACCTAAAGCCAGAGCAAGTTGGAATTGATCCATTTTATTAGTAGGGTCTTTACTAAGTTCATCATACCTAGCTTTAACATCCCAAGCATCAAACCCAGCACCTACGACGGGTAGGAGCGAGCCTAAGCGTCTTTGAAGCATACCACGACCAGAACTAGCAGCTAACTCAGCACCGAACCCAGCAGCCCCTACACTCTTAGGACGTACATGCCTTAAGGCTTCAACTTCTTTAGCGTTCTCTACAGTTGCTATCCTTTTGTTCCATTTACCCCAATCTTCTAAAGTGAATGGTCCTTCAGTAAGTTGGCTTTTCATTTTAGGTATAAACTGGCCTTCAAAGGTTTCTTTTACCCCTTTTACTAGATTATCTTCAGCATCTAAAACCTGTAGATTCTTCCAATGATGTGAACCTCCTTTTTCTAAAGGTTTGATATGATCAACATGATATCCCATTCGTCCAGCATAATCATATAATTCATCTATTGCTTGCCACTCCCAAGGATTCATCTTAGGTGTAGCTCCATATTTTACAGCTCTTCTATTAGCTTCTTTTACAGCCAGATTTTTATTAGAGACTACTTTAAAAGGCGTACCGTCTGATGCAAGTAATCCATCTATACTTTTAGCATTTTTACCTTGACTAACAAAAGTATAGTACATACCTTTATGTTTAAACTGGCCTTTAGCTCTTTTAGCTCCAGTTGCTATTTTTTCATCTACACTTCTCATATATTCTTCAAACTTAGGACGAGCTATATGATCTGGTACAGCTCCTCCTGCCCATAACTGCTGTTTTCCAGTATCTAATCTAAAACCTGGGTTATCTGCTTTTTGGAACATTTCATCTCCAGGTTTATTCATTGTAACCTGTGAATCATTAGCAAACCATCTTTTATAGATATTATGCTTTCCAACTTTATTAGCATTTAAACCCCATGTAGTATTAGCGGGTAGTGCTGCTCTAATATGGTCAAATTTAGCTTTAAGTTGACGTGTTGTTGCTATTGGACCTAAATCACCTTTCAAAGGCATAACATCTATAACACCTTCTTTAAGTTCTGGTACCCAACTTAAACTTACTGGTCCTATAGTTATTATAGTACCACCTCCAGAAGGTTTAGAAGCTTTAATTATTTTATTTATTTCTCTTTTCAACTGTTGTATTGGAAGATTTTCATCTAAGTTGAAGTTGTTCAAAGGAGGGGCTTTTGCTCGTCTCCTGGCTAGGGAATCTGCCATCGTGCTGTAAGTAGTAGTAAGTAGCTAATCCTACTGGTCCTATTATCCTTAATAGAAGTAGAATTAATAATAATTTTTTCATAGTGCATCGAAGCTTCGCCAATATTCGATAGGGTAGAGAGAGAAAGATTGTGTCTTCCCCTCTCCATTTGACCGCTGTTTCCACACACGAGGAGCACCACTTCCCCGTGTGTTAGGGTAGATTTACTTATACCCAGGTAGGAAGCGGCTTTCCTTGTGTCTTTCCTCGTGCTAATCTACGTTGATTTCTATCCATTCCAAGTACTAAATGATTAGCTTCAGATTGGGGGTCATCTACCCAAGCTTCTAAGTGGTCTCTAAACTCTTCGTCTTTTCTGTCTAGAATGACACGCTCTGCGGAGATGGCAAGGGCATCGGTGAACCACTTAACGCCTTGGGCGAGGGCATCGATTCTGTCGTCGTGCTTAACGGCCCCTTTTTCCCTGCACATTCTGGAGATTTGGTATCCAAGCATATACTGGAATCTAGTTTCACTGGGAGCAGATTCATTGGATTTAAAATCCCACTCAATAACCTTGGGATCAACAACCAACCTGTGCTGATTAAAAACAGGCTCCAGGCTGTCAATAATACGATCTTCTTTCCTGACATTAGCTCTAGTCTCCTCTATGTTAATTGGTACATTTTTATTAATAGCATGTTTTCTGAATAGTTCAGATACCATACCATCGCCGAAGTTACTTTCAATAAGTAACGTACTGACTTTATATTTCTTACATCTAGCTAAAATAGCTAATAATGTGCTGTCACTATAGCCATCTTTAGACGCATAAACCTCATGTAAGTACATGATACCGTTTAATTGTGATATAAAGCAAGCTACAGTCTCGTCTGAACCTCTACCAGAGGGGTCAACGGAACAAATGGTCTCAGAATACGGCTTCCATTCTCCTTGAACCTGCATTGGACTATAATAATAGTCACCAGGAAGGCCAACACAAGGTAATTCTTTGAGTATATTCTCACGACTTGAACACCATATTATGTTTTCGGGGGCTGTAGCTGGATTGACTGGGTTAATAATAAGGTCAGCAAACTTAAGTGGAAACTTCTCTGCATCAGATAGAGAAGTGTCGAGCATAAACTGCAACATAAAGTTGCTACGACCCATAGCAGATTCACGTTCCAGCAGATCTCCTTCACGGAATCTCGTGTCGGTAGGAGTCCACGTAAGGTCTTTATCACTTGTTAAGTCTTTGTCTAGTTGTGGAGCAAGTAAACCATCATACATAGCCACCTTTCGGGGGTACCGAGCAGGCCATACGAATGGTTTATAGTTCCTTTCACGTAGTTTATTGTATACAGTGAAGGTAGTTTGAGGGGTTCCCAGGAACATAATCCTAGAATCCTTCTTAGGTGTAAGGATAGACTCACATTCAGTCACCAATTGCAGTAATTTTTCACGTTGTAATTCGGTCATACTGTTGTTTGGTACCTCCACGTCATCTAAAACCATCAAATCTGCACGACTTCCGGTTAACTGACCTGTAATACCAACCGATTTAACGCTGGGTGCTTGGTGTGGAGCAGCTGGACCTACATCAAAAGACACACGAGACCATCTTTGGTCATCGTTTTTAGGCTTAAGTTGTGACATCCAGGGTACTTCTAGTATTAATCTTTGGCAGAAGATTGAAAACGAATCTGCTCTATCCTTAGAAGCAGATACAACCATAACCTTGCGGTTGGGATCATTATATAAAGTCCAAAGGACAAAAGCAGCCGTGATCCATGATTTACCAACTCCACGGAAAGCTTGGATTTGTAGTCTTTTAGGTCCATCTTGTAGGTATTCAGCGATACAGAGCTGTGCTCTAGTAGGTTGTGGTAGGTCTAAATGTGTCCAGATAGCAGTTAAGAAGAACCTAAAGTCCTCCTTAAGCTGTTGTTGAATTTGCATCTTCGTTGAATTGCTTTAATCCTTTATCTGTTAGTACATGTTTATACATTTTATCAAACACTTCAGGAGGTATAGTACATATATCAGCGCCAAGCTCGAAAGCTTTACCAACTGACTGCACATCTCTTATAGAAGCGGCTAGTATTTTAGTTTCAATAGCCTGTTCTTTATATACTTTTGCTATATCATGTACTAATCCTAATCCAGATAGAGAGTTGTCATCCATTCTACCAACAAAAGGTGAAATGTATGCAGCTCCCGCTAAGGCTGCTAGGATCGCCTGAGAGACACTAAACACTAAAGTTACATTAACACGTATGTCAATGTCTGAGAGCTTCTTACAAGCCCACAGGCCATCGGGAGAACAGGGTAACTTAATAGTAGTTACATCACCGTACTCTTTAGAATGACCTACACCTCTCGAAAAGAAATCTTTAGGTGTATCAGCTGTGATCTCCATACTAATATCAGGGATACCAGCATTTTTTAGTTCTCTATAAACTTGTTGTGGATGTCTTCCACTTTTAAACATTAAGGTAGGGTTGGTGGTAACACCACTAATCAACCCTGTACCTAATCTATCGTAGATTGCTTTTGTATCAGCAGTATCTAGAAATAATCTCATAGGTGCTATTGTATCCATTGAAGGATGTGTTGTTCTCTAAAATGGTTTGATGGGAATTTATCCCTAAACCATTCTAACCAGTATTGACTTCCTTTGCTTTGATTACATTCTTTACAGGCAGGTACGCAATTGTTAGTACAGTTATGGCCTCCACGATGTCGGGGACGCACATGGTCAATGGTAAGATCCTGTTCAAGATAGGATTCTCCGCAATAAATACATTCATAATTGTTTTTCTCCTTGATAGCTTTTCTCCAGAGTCGGTTTGCCTCAGATGAAGTCATAGCTAATAAATTGTATGTGTAATGGTTAGCGTTTGGAAGTACTGGTGTCATTTTTTACCACGATTACGTGCTCGGTTTTTAGATGCATTCTCTCTTACTAACGTACCTCGTTTAGTATGAGAAAAGTCCTTACCTCCTTTACCGTATTGCTTAGCTTTACGCCTAGCACGGTTCAGTTCGGCTCGATACTTTTTGTTGATCTTGAGCTTATTCCTAGCCCTTTGTGCTGCATTTTTCTTAGCACGGGACTTAGGATTTTTACGGTAATTCCTGGCACTCTTTTTAATCTTAGATAACGGGAGTTTTTTAGGAGCCATTAGCGGGTAACTGCGTTTTGTACTGCATCAAAATCAACTTTAGGCATAAGATCAGCTAGCTTCCCTAACGGGGAACTATCAAAGGCTACACCTGTAATATCATTCTTAGCTAGCCAATCTGCAGCCGCTTTCAGGTCAGCTGTAGTAGCTTCACCTGATTTTATCCTGGCTAAAAACTCCGTTGTTAGGATGCCGTGAAGTTCGTTAAACTGAGCTTCACTGGCTCGTTTTTTAGCCGTCATAGTTTACTTTGATCCTGGGAATAGTGCTTGTTTAATAGCAGCTACAGCTTGGTCATCCAGTGTATTCTCTGTGGATGATACTAATCCTTCTAGCAGATCAACAATAAGTTGCTTAACTGCTGTGGACTTAATGAATGCGAAAAGGACTGGCTTTAATAATACGATCATTGTTTTAGTGGGCATTTGGATTTAGGTTTTTGCCAAGGCTTATACCAAGGCTTTGGTGGGTTCTTACATTCAAGAACCTTTTTTTCTGCTTTCTTCCAAGAAGCTATAGGTATAACATCACTACATAAATGATACACACGTGTACCAGGTAGTAACATAAAACCTTTTTGTTGAAGTTTAGCGCAGTTATCTATTCTAACTAGCTCATAATTCAACTTCATCTTCTCGTGTTGTTGTGCTGCAATAGCTCTACAACGTCTTAAACCTTCTCTATCTAGAGGGATCATGAAGTTAATCTGACCACCCCAGTTCTCAGCTATAGTATAACTAGAAGGACTCATAGAACCTTCATCTATATCCCAAGGTTTTGTATGATTACCCATATAAAATGGGGAGAAGGTCATAGTTGAACCATTACAACTTATGTTCGGTCCGTAGACCTGACGACTTGGAGCTCCATTATTCTGGAACTGGACGGCTTGATTTGTAACGTTTCCTGTAGCCGCTGCCACAGGGTTTGAAGTATTGTT